GAGTACACTATGGAACTTGCTCAAGACTTAAAAGCAATCCATGGTCTAGACGCTGAAACAGAACTTGCAAACATTCTATCTACTGAAATTCTTGCAGAGATCAACCGTGAAGTTGTTAGAACAATTTATGTTGTTGCTAATAAAGGTGCGGAAGTGAATACGACTAATGCTGGTATCTTTGACTTAGATACTGACTCAAATGGTCGTTGGTCTGTTGAGAAGTTCAAAGGTTTAATGTTCCAACTCGAAAGAGACGCAAACGCAATCGGTCAAAAAACTCGTAGAGGAAAAGGTAACATTATCATCACAAGTGCTGATGTTGCTTCTGCTTTACAAATGGCTGGTATCTTAGATTACGCTCCTGCGTTAAACAACAACTTAAATGTTGACGATACTGCAAATACTTTTGCTGGTGTTCTTAACGGTAGATTTAAAGTATATGTTGATCCATATGCTGCGAATGTTGCTGCTAAACAATACTATGTTGTTGGTTATAAAGGTACATCACCTTATGACGCTGGATTGTTCTATTGCCCATATGTTCCACTACAAATGGTGAGAGCAGTTGGTCAAGATACTTTCCAACCAAAAATCGGGTTTAAGACAAGATACGGAATGGTTCAAAACCCATTTGCTAACTCATCTGCTGATGGTAGTATTGATATTACAGCACCTGCTGCTGCAAATCAAAACTTCTATTACAGAAGGGTACAGGTTACTAACTTGATGTAATCTCGTTAGTTGCTTATGCAACAGAATAAAAGAGGGGGGTCTTTTGATCCCCCTTTTTTTTACGGTTATAAATAATAGTATGGACATAAAAGAAAAGTTATTTTTATTCTCAGTATTATCAAAGAATGCTATCTTTAAAACTAAGAGGTGGTATGAGAGTATAAGATCAGGCAAAAATCGTCTTACAAAAGATAGTGCCTACAATGCCTCTCTACCTAATCATTTTACACCAATGTTAGAAGAAGATAGATATGGCGATAGATCAGATGCCTTTGATAAAATCATATCACAAACACATAAACATTTTTGGGATCCTAATGATACAAAATATATCAATTATGATATAGACTTTGCGATGGATAGTCAGTATCTAGTTAACCCTAGAATATTTTGTTTAGAATTACAAGTGCCATCTATTGCAGAAAGACTTACCGAAGAACAGAAAATTAAATTATCAAATGAGTCTTTTGGTTGGGTACTATCACAAATATTACACGGTGAGCAAGGTGCATTATCTCTAAGTGCAAGTTTATGCCACATACTCAAAGATCCTGGTGCCCAAGAATATGCAGCTAATCAGACAAGAGAAGAGGCCCGCCATGTTCAGGCATTTACAAAATATATTGAAAAACGCTGGGGCAAACCTTACAAGGTAGGAGAAACTTTGGGTAGAGTGTTAGATAATATTGTTTCTTCAGATGTTGTCTATAAAAAGATTGTTGGTATGCAATTACTCGTAGAAGGATTGGCGATGGGTGCATTTTCTATGGCACACGCTGATACAAATGATCCATTATTAAAAAGACTACTACAATTAGTTATGTCTGATGAGGCGTTTCATCATAAGTTTGGTAAGATATGGGCAGATCGTACCGTGCCACAACTAAATAGTAGTGAACATAAAGAAGTTGAAGATTGGGCAGAACACTTATTTTTAGAACTAATATTTAATCTGGCAAACCCTAGAGAGAAAAAAGATATCTTTGCTTCTGTTGGTCTAGATTGGAAATGGGTATTAGAAGAAACTCAAAAACATTTTGATCTCTATGAAACTGTTAGAGAAGAAATGAAAAGACCAAATAATATATTCAGAGTCTTAGTTAAGACTTTACTCAATGCACATATTATTACAAAGAGAACTAAAAAAACATATGCAAACTTTGTAAATATGAGAGAACTAAAAGATGAAGGTGAAGAATTTAAACCTGCTGAAGAGATTGCAGAATTAGGTATGAAACATTTAGAAAAGGTTAATAAGGCAGCATAATGGCAGTACAAACAGTAGGATTTCAAAGACAACCTAGTAAACTAGACTATGCAGCTCAAACTCAGTTTAGATTTATGATAAACTATTTACCACTAACAGAATACTTTGTACAGACTGTTAATATACCAGGTTTATCATTAGGTACTGCAACTGTACCATCTTCAATGTATGATTATCCAATACCTGGTGATAAGATCACTTTCGACCCACTAAATTTATCCTTTTTGGTAGATGAAAACTTAAATAATTTTAAAGAATTGCACACTTGGATATCACGCTTAGGTTTCGCAGAATCCCACGATGAGTTCGGCGACCTATTGGCGTCTGGTAATCCTGCACAGGCCAAACCTTCCACTAAAGATCGGGTTACTGCTCCTGTGCCTGAGCAAGGTATTTATTCAGACGCCACACTAACAGTATTGAATAGTAAGAATATAGTAAAAACTGAGATAAGATTTAAGAATGTTTACCCTACAAGTATCTCTGGTTTAGATTATAATGTGGGTGGAACAGATGTGGACTATATCGTATGTAATGCCAGTTTTAATTATCTTGGATATACAATAAATCAAATAAGTACAACATAATACTTGACTTTCCACCGAAATGGTGATATAATTATATTATGACTCTAGAAGAATTACAAGCACAAGCCGACAAAGATTTAGTAATAGATGATACTGAACTAGATACTGAATCTTTAAAAACTCCTATCTTACATAACAAATATCTACAATACTATAATAAGTTTAACTTGCTATTGAAGAAATCTCAATGGGAAGAAAGAACTTTACAAAGAGAAAAGTGGGAATACTATACAGGTAAATCTGATCCTGAAGTATATAAACAAAAACCATTTGATCTAAAGGTATTAAAAAATGATGTTCATATCTATATAAACTCAGACGAAGATATACAAAAGATACAAGCCAAAATAGAGTATCAATCAGCAATCGTAAGTTATCTAGAACAGATTTTAAGAATACTAAACAACAGGTCATTTACAATTAAAAATGCAATCGAGTGGAGAAGATTTACTAGTGGCGCTGTATGACCGTAATTGTTGAAAAGAAAAATGATGTCTATTTAACAATAGATGCCGAACCTAATATTCAGAGAGAACTATCTGAATTTTTTACATTTGAAGTTCCTGGTTTCAAGTTTATGCCTGCCTATCGTAATCGTGTTTGGGATGGCAAGATAAGATTATTTTCACAAAAAACTAAAGAGATGTATCTAGGTTTATATCCCTATATCAAAGCATATTGTGAAGAAAGAGATATACCTTTGGTCACAGGTAAAGGTGTGGGTGTGGTCAATAAGTCAGATAGGGATATTGTAGAAAAATTTTGTAATAATTTAGGTCAAAAGTTTGAGGCAAGAGACTATCAAATTGACGCTGTACATACAGCATTAAAATTTAATCGAACATTATTAGTGAGTCCTACTGCAAGTGGTAAGTCATTTATCATATATGCTCTTGTTAGATATTATGAACACTTACTCAAAGATGAAGAGCGAAAAAGAATACTGATCATAGTTCCCACGACCTCTCTAGTTGAACAGATGTATGGTGACTTCAAAGACTATGGTTGGAATGTAAAAAAGTATGTAGACCGAATTTATGCGAAATATGACAAAATGACAAGCAAAAAAGTAGTGGTGAGTACTTGGCAAAGTATATATAATATGAACGACAAATTTTTTTCCGACTTTGGGGCTGTGTTTGGTGACGAGGCTCATTTGTTTAAATCGAAGTCTCTCACCAGCATAATGACTAAACTTGCGAATTGTAAGTACAGGATAGGTCTGACTGGGACACTTGATGGTACTTTAACCCATAAGTTAGTGCTTGAAGGATTGTTTGGTATTGCGAATAAAGTGACCTCTACAAAACAGTTAATGGACAGAAAACAAGTCGCTAATTTAACTGTAAGATGTCTAATCTTAAAACATACGAAAGAGAATTGTAAAAATTTATATGAAAAAACTTATCAAGAAGAACTTGAATACATTGTCGGATCACAAAGTCGTAATAACTTCATTAGTAATCTTTGTTTACGAGCTGACGGTAATATTCTTTGCCTTTACCAATTAGTAGAGAAGCACGGAGAAATTTTATATAATACTATACAAGAAAAGGTTGATGATACTAGAAAAGTATTTTTTATACACGGTGGCGTGGCTGCTGAAGAAAGGGAAAGAATTCGTGCTATTACTGAAAAAGAAAATAACGCAATTATTATCGCTTCTTACGGTACATTTTCCACTGGTGTCAATATTAGGAATCTTCACAATCTTATATTCGCAAGTCCTTCAAAATCTCGTATAAGGAACTTGCAATCCATAGGTCGTGGGTTAAGACTCGGCGACTCTAAAACTCACGCCAAACTTTACGACATTTCAGACGATTTAATTTATAGGGACAGAGAGAACTATACACTTAAGCATTTTCAGGAAAGAATGAAGATATATAGTGAAGAACAGTTTGATTATGAAATACACAATGTGGACTTAAAAAGTTAATGTTAGAATTTGATTATAGTATAGATTATAAAAATACACTCTTTGAAGAAAACGATAAGAGATATAGAATTGGTCGAGGTGAACAAGGTGTATTACTTGTTAGACCATATACTGATTTATTGTGTCCGTTATGGAGATTTAGAACACCTGCAGCTGCTGAGGAAAGTGCTAGTAAACTACTTCAAGCATATAGACTGTATAAACTTAAAGGTGATTTTATAGGTATGGATATGTGTCGTAAATTTTTAGAAATGGGTTTTACAAGATCACGAAGATATGCGAATCATAAAGATGGTAAAAAGTATGATGAGAATGGTAATATAAAACCACAAGAACCTGATGCATTGGTTAGCGAGAAGGCACACTCTGCTAAAATATTTAAACAATATAGAGATTTTGTTGCTAATGATCCTGTTTACAAGATGATGAGAAAGACTTGGCGAGAAAATGAGATTTGAAGTTATAGATAATTTTCTCACGAAAGAACAATGGCAGGCACAATACGACCTTGTATTTAGTACAGACTTTAAGTGGATATATGGTAGAAAGAATTTAGAACCTGAAAGTCCATTTAAATCAATAATATTTCAACACTGGTTTCACGGCGATGAAAACTTAACAGTAAGAGATTATGATCCTAGATTTATAAGTCCTGCAGATAAACCTGATACCTCTCAACTATATTGGTATACAATGTGTCAACCTATTTTAGATAAGTTTAATGTAAAAAAAGTTATGAATATAAGAACTAACTTATATACCTATTGGCACGAAACAAATAATAAAGAAGGCACACATATAGATCATCAAACAGATGAGGATTACCTTACCTTAATTTATTATATAAATGGTTCTGATGGTGCTACTTGGTTTGAAGGTCAAGGAAACATTGAAAAAATACCTAACAGAATAGTTATTGCAGATGGTAAAATACCACACCGTTGTGTATATCAAACAAATACTAAAGCACAGATCGCTACCAATATAAATATTATAGTATGACAAAAGAGTCTAGTTTAAGAATAGTAAAGTTGTCGGATGGTTCTGAGATAATTGGAAACATAAATCTAACTGACGAGCAATCTCAATTTCTAAGAATAGCCGAGCCACTAGAAATACTGATGAACAGTAAAGCTATTGGTGTAGGTATGGTGGAAGATTTTACTTCATTAAGACCTTGGATGCAATTTGCCAATGATTCAGTTTTCTCTATACCAAAAGAGAGAATTATGACAATATCAAATGTGGCAGATGATATGAAGGCCTACTATAAAATTATAAATGAAAAAATAAAACAAAGAGCTAAGATAAAAAAACAACCACTAACTGAACAAGATATTAAGAGGGCAGCAGATATTATTTCTGAAATGGCCACAGAGGCTGACGATATGATGAAAGAAGAATTATCAGAGGAAGATTACAATACATTCTTTCCTAGCAAAAAGACCATACACTAATTGAAGCAACCCACAAGGGTATTATAACAGCGTAACCAGATTATGTCAAGCACAAGTCCTAGTTTTATAGGAGAATATTTTATAGAAGAAAGTTTATGCGATAAACTAATAGACTTCTTTCACTCTACTCCAGAACAACATTCACAAACTATTCCTAATACTGATATTCAACATTGGTATACAAAAATGCCTGGGAAAGTTGGGACTTTTGACCCTAGAATAGACCCTAATGTAAAAGATTCTATGGATCTTACATTTTCTTATAAGACAATGTTCTCACAAGATTTACCAGTAGAGGCATTACCCTTTAGTAATATGGTACACGAATATGTAGAGGCTCTAGGTGACTGCATAAGAGAGTATGGGAAAGAATATGTACATTCTTTAGAATCAGTAGGTCAGATACAAGAAGGGATTAACCTACAATATTATCCACCAGGCGGAGGTTATCCTAATTTACATTGTGAAAGAGCAAGTTCCACATACCCATTTGTTAAAAGACACTTAGTTTTTATGACATACTTGAATACAGTTGATGATGGGGGCGGCACACACTTTCATTATCAAAATTATACTGCAAAACCAGTGAAGGGCAAGACTTTAATATGGCCATCAGACTGGACTCATATGCACCAAGGAGTTATTTCACCAACACAGGAAAAATATATAATAACAGGATGGGTATCGCATACAGAGCCCACAGATATATGGTTAGATAATAAAAGGAGTTTACAATTACTGCTTGACCTTTAGGGTTAAATTTGTTATAATGGTATTATGTTTAAGCGAATGATAGATATACTTTGGAAACAAAATCCAAAAACAGATATTAGTGGTTATGAAGAACCTGATCCTGGTGAAATAAACATAGACAACGCATACAAGACTAGATGGATTTGGTATCATACTTTTATGGCACTTGAACTATTAATTATTATTATGTTGTTGTTAGGCATATTAGTAGTATTAGGAGTTAAACTATGAGAAAGAAAAAACAAACTCAGCATTATGTAGATAATAAAAAGTTTCTTGCTGAGATGACCAAGTTTCGTGCCAGAGTTATAAGAGCAAAAGACTCAGGTAGAAAGAGACCTATGGTCACAAATTATATAGGTGAATGTTTTTTGAAGATTGCAAACCATTTAGCATATAGACCTAATTTTATTAACTATACATTTAGAGATGATATGATATCAGATGGGATAGAAAACTGTTTACAGTATATGGATAATTTTAATCCTGAAAAGTCAGATAATCCATTTGCATATTTTACTCAAATAATATATTATGCTTTCATACGAAGAATACAGAAAGAAAAGAAACAAGTTTTAGTTAAACAAAAGATTATAGAAAATGCAGATACAGAATCCTTTTTAACACAACTAGAAGGTGATGATGGTCAGTATAAAAATCAAATGGTAGAATTTTTAAAGTCTCACCAAGGCAATATAATCGAAGAGCCTAAAACTAAGAAACAAAAGAAGAAAGCAAAACAGAAAAACTTAGAAAAGTTTATGTGATGAAACCAAAGACAACGATATATTTTGTTTTGGTTGCTACTTGGTTATTCTTTGTTTATGCAGTACACACTAGTTTATGAAAATAGCACTCCTTAATGATTCACACTTCGGTGCTCGAGGTGATAGTGAGGTTTTTGATAATTACATTCATAAGTTTATGGAAGATATATTTTTTCCATATCTTAAAGAACATAATATCAAAACACTAATACACCTAGGCGATATCTTAGATAGAAGAAAGTTTATTAATTTCAAAACTGCTCACAACTTTAGACATAAGTTTATGATGAGATTGTGGGAAGAAAAGATTGATACACATATTATTCTAGGTAATCACGATACTTATTATCGTAGCACAAACAGAGTAAATGGTCCTGAAGAATTATGTACTACACCAGATGGTAAACACGAACCTTGGATATATACAAAGGCAACTGAGGTAGAGTTTGATGGTATGAAAGCATTGTTTATACCTTGGATTAATCCTGAGAATGAAAAAGAAACTTTTGATCTAGTCAACTCTACACAGGCAGAGATTGCCTTTGGTCATTTAGATATAAATGGTTTTGAAATGCACGCCGGTATGGTTGAATCACACGGCCACGATAAGTCTTTATTTTCTAAATTTGAAAAAGTTATGTCAGGTCACTTTCATAAGAAATCAGATGATGGTCAGATATTTTATTTAGGTAGTCAGTATGAATTAACTTGGTCAGATTATAATGATCCTAAACATTTTCATATATGGGATACAGACACTAGAGAACTAACTGCTATAAAAAATCCTCTAACTATACACGATAAGTTATTTTATAATGATAGAGAAACCAACTATGATGATTATGATATTACACCTCACATAGAAAAACACTTAAAAATCATTGTTGTCAATAAAACTAATCCAGAGATGTTAGACAGGCTACTTGATAGATTTTATAAAGTAAATATGCACGAACTAAAAATCATAGAGGATTATAGTGATCTAGATGCAGGTAATGTATCAGATGATATTGTTGAAAGAAGCGAAGATACAATTACATTGGTTGATAATTATGTTGATGCTTTACCAATAGACTTAGATAAAGACAGATTGAAAACCATTATAAGAGAATCTTATGTAGAGGCTAGTGATAGTGATAGAAACTTTAAATCGGAAGTATAAGGTAATATATGCAGATCCGCCATGGCACTTTAAATCATTCTCTAAGAAAGGTGAAGGAAGAAGTGCTGTACAGCATTATGATTGCATGGACTTGGATTCTATCTGTCGGCTTCCTGTGTCTAGTGTTGCTGATGATAACTCTGTTTTACTTATGTGGGTTACTGATCCATATTTACATCAAGCTTTCGATGTTATGCGATCTTGGGATTTCACTTATAAGACGGTAGGATTTACTTGGGTGAAAACAAATAAAAGTGAAGGATATTTTACAGGTATGGGATACTGGACTAGATCAAATCCTGAAATGTGTTTGTTAGGTACAAGAGGCAAACCTAAACGATTAGATAAATCAATAAAACAACTAGTTGTATCACAAAGGAGAGAGCATAGCAGAAAACCAGATGAGGTTTATGATAGAATAGAAAAGATGTTAGAAGGACCTTATCTAGAAATGTTTGCAAGAAAAACAAGACAAGGGTGGGATAATTTTGGTAATGAGGTAAATAAGTTTGATTGAATTTAAAATAGTAAGATATAAAAACTTTTTAAGCACAGGTCAACAATTCATAGAAGTACCACTAAACACAGGTGGCACAACCTTAGTTATAGGCGATAATGGTTCTGGTAAATCTACAATGTTAGACGCATTGTGTTTTGGGTTGTTTAATAGGCCGTTTAGAGATATCAAGAAAGATCAGATTGTAAATACAATAAATGAAAAAGATTGTTTAGTAGAAATTGAGTTTGTTATAGGTGCAAATAATTACAAAATTATAAGAGGTATCAAACCTAATATATTTGAGATATGGTGTAATGATAAAATGCTAAATCAAGACGCTGCCTCAAAAGATTATCAAAAACATTTAGAAGATAATATACTTAGACTAAACTTCAGATCATTTACACAGGTTGTCATATTAGGCAGCTCTAGTTTTGTACCATTTATGAGATTAAGAGCCAGACATAGACGACAGGTTGTAGAAGAAATATTAGATATAGAAATCTTTTCTAGAATGAATTTACTACTAAGAGAAAAGAACAAAGCAAAAGACGAAGAAATAAGAAGTGCTGAGTTTTCAGTAAATTTATTTGAAGAAAAAATATCAGATCAAGATAAACACATACAGGACCTACAATATAAAAATAAACAGTCGATAGAGTCCAAACAAGCACAGATAGAAAAAGAAGAAACAGGACAGAAGCAATATAAAGAAGATATAAAAGAATTAGAAAAAGAAATAACAATACTTAGAGATAAAATTATAGATGAAACAGATGTAAAAAATAAACATATGAAATTTCATCAGTTAGAGGCCAAGTTAGAAAACAACTGTACAAAGCATAAAAATATGCTAAAGTTTTTTGAAGATAATGATGAGTGTCCCACTTGCAGACAAACCATAGATGAAACATTTAAGAAAAATCAGATTGCAGATAGAAAGAAAAAGGTAGATGAGATAGAAACTGGTATGACCCAAATGGCAACTGATATACAAAAGATAGAGGCAAGAATGAAAACAATTAATGATACAGTCGTTGCCATAAGAGAAAAAGAGATGTTAATTGAAAGATATAAAACCTCTATTGAAAATGTTGATAGATATATTCAGTCAGTTAGAGATGAGATTGATGATTTAAGAGATGAGAAAGAAAGCACAGGTGAGGCCAAAGGTGTTCTTAAACAACTAAAAGAATCATTCAAAGAAGCAGAAACAAACAAGGTAAAACTAAAAGATGATAAGTTATATTTAGATACTGCTAGAGAATTGATGACTGATACAGGTATTAAGACTAAAATAATTAAACAGTATTTACCTGTTATGAACCAGATTATAAATAAGAATCTCCAGAGGCTAGATTTTTATGTAAACTTTACCTTAGATGAGGAGTTTAATGAAACAATTAAATCTAGATTTAGAGATACCTTCAACTACAATAATTTTAGTGAAGGTGAAAAATTAAGAATTGATTTATCAATTCTATTTACTTGGCGAGAGATTGCTAAGATTAAAAACTCTACTAACACCAATTTATTAATACTAGACGAGGTGTTAGATAGTTCACTTGATTCGTCTGGTACTGAAGAATTTATGAAGATTATAAATTCACTTAGTAAAGAAAATGTATTTGTTATATCACATAAAGGCGATATACTCATAGATAAATTTACTCAGGTAATTAAATATGAGAAATATAAAAACTTTACTAGAGTAGCATAGGAGAAAAATTATGAAAATAGCAATAACAGGACACACAAAAGGTATTGGTAAATGTATCAAAGACCTTTTAGAAAAAGATGGCCACGAAGTAGTCGGTGCTAGTACAAGCACAGGCATAAATGTTATGAGGCCTAAGAGTGTTATAAGTTGGATAGAAAAAGAGAATCCAGATGTATTTGTTAATA